GCCCCTATTATACTATAAAACAGTGTAAATGTCAAGAACATTTTTTCCAGACAAAAAAATAGAGCAGCACAGTCAATCCCGTGCTACTCTATTTAGTTACTGAAAAAACCAACTACTATGGCTTGCTCTTACTCCGTTGCTTCTGCTGCTCCATATAGTAGCGCATATACTCGCCCTCTATGGTAGATACTAGGGAGATCACCTCCTTTATATTCTCAACTTCATAGGCTTTAAAAAACTCGAACAACCCAGCCTTGTTTTTACCCATAAAAGACCCGGACATCCCTTCCCAAACATCTTGGAGGGAGTTGTATACAATCCAGGCTTCTTGAGCCTCCTGTAATAAATCTTCAAATCTAGGAGGAATTTCCTCCTGCTTAGGCTCTTCCCCTAATTGTTCCATCATGTCGAAGTACTGCTCTGCAGTCATTCCAGATTGATTAGATTTAATAAAATTTATTAAGTCGGACTTGGCGGTTTCTAGTTGTTCTTGGTAAAATTTGACAAATCTCCAACCATCTCTGATACCCAAGTATCAAATTCATTAGAATTCTTCATCATAACAAGAGCATTTTCGTCAGAATAATCTAACTCAGCCCCTAAATCTTCTACACCGTCTAAATCTACTAAGATAAAGTCAGCTAAGAACTTGTACTTAAGTCCTTTCCAACCTTTAACGACTGAACCCACGTAAGCCTTTAAGAATAGTTCTTCATCAAGATCATCTTCGGGTTGGCGGGTTTTGCGATTAAACTTAGTAGTAGTCGCTTTTTTACGAATTTTCAATAACTCTTCCCTAGATAGGAAAGTTAATTTTACTGAGAATCCCTCGTAACCGGGATACTCAAAATCAACTGTCTTACTAGGAGTCAATAAACTGGACAGGTTTGGTCCGGCCATAGGTTTCTCCTTAAAATTAATTTTAACTTCTCCGATCGTTTACACTTATGCTTTGTAAAATACTCTGCGAGTATTTTAAAAAACATCCCCACCGAAGTGGGGAAGCTTTGTAGAACTACAAAGTAGCGATGTACTTAATGTCCATTTCGTCTGCTGAAGTAATAGCAGAACCTTCTGCAACAAAGTTAATAGTTGTACTAATAACATCTGCTACGTCTATAGAAGGAACTTCTAACTGCGCTTGAGCGAAAGTGAAGTCTACTTTAGGAGCAGTTGCTCCACCCATACTCAACGTTAGATCAAAACTATTATCTGTTTGGGTAGTGGCTGCTAGTAGGTCTTCTACCAACTTACCTGAGTCATAAGGGTCGCTTGAACCACCCGTATTTACAGTATCACCAGAACGCAAATAACAATTCATACTACCTGAGATAGATCGAGTACCTGTGAACCCTCCAATTGGAGTATTCACAACACCCAACTCATCAGGAGTTAAGTATGTTACACCATTGTCTAAACTAATAGACCCGCCAGTAAGTACTACTTGGTAATACTTAGAGCTGCTAGCATCTTGTAGTGAAACAGTAGATAGCTTATTACGGATGAACTCAGCAGGGAACACCTTCTGAACAGAGCCTGTGGCTCCAACACCGTGAGTACCTGCTAAAGTTTCGCCAGCTGATGAGTTAGCAATAGGCATAAACTTATTGATACCACTAGTAGGCATATCCGTGGATTCTACATTTTCCAATGTTTCACCCTGACCACCCCAAGCAATTTGTGCAATTCCGTCGATACTGAAGTCAATTTCAGCAGTGTTAACCAATGCTTTATTGATACGGTAGTAAGTCTTATTACTGCCGTCAGATAGCTCGAAGAAAATGTACACAGGTAGTAAAACATCTACGTCGGAATCGTCAGTATCACCTTCCATTCCAGTAGTAGTAGCACCTTCATTGAAATTATCAAATGGGGTCCACTTAGTATCAGTGTTGGTACCTGTAGTACGTCCTTTACCTAAGAACGCTTCCCACATCAACTTCTCGACAGCACTAGTATATTTAGTAGCACTACCGCCTGAAGGAGTTGCCTCACGTTTATAGGGACGAATATATGTTGTAAATGACCAGTCAACCGGGTTACGTGCTGTATTGTAAGATTTCTTACCACGATCTGGGTTAGTACCTGCTTCATTCAAAGTAATTTCCGCAGTAGCAGTGGTCTGAGTGAAAGAGAAACCATCTAGAACATTAAGTTCAAAAGTGTTTGCTGCTTTCATATCAGAGTTATTATCAGTAGTACTGATAAAAACCCTACTATTACGGATTAGATTAAGATGACTTGTTGCCATTATCTTTCTCCTTTAAAAATTATATTTCATATTGAGCTTGTAGTTGAATTTCTCCAACACCTATAGGTGCTAGAAGTCCTTCATCAGTTGTGATTGATATAAGCCTCATATCAGCCACGCGTTTTCCAAGTTCAAACTCTAAGTCAGAGTTTTCTTCAATCTTATTTTCAACCTCATATAACATGCTTTCCAAGGCCTCGACTGGGTCGTCTTCCTGGACATACATCCTAATTGTTAAAGTTAGATACCCCCACTTAAAAGCGCCGGGTAAATATTCTCTAGTTTCGTTTCCTGCTGTAACCCCTACAAATGGAAAATCTACGATTTCGTCCCAGAATACTAACTTATCAGTTACATTTTGGTAGAGATCTGTTTTAAATCTGTTAGGTACTGTTACTTCACACGTATAAACAAAAGTATCTAAGTTTTGAAGTCCCGTAGCTGAACCTAAAGTAGGTGAGCCTGTTAACTCTACAACTTGATACCCTGCGGCAGCATCTATCCCAGCAATTGCTGTATTAATACTATCGTAGTTAGTAAGAGAACTAAATAATTTATCAGTACCTGTATCTACAATAGATACGCTAGAGGTCACTCCGCTAGAAGTGCTTTTAACCTGGAGTTCACCAGTAGAGCCGACAAATTTTATTGTACACCCACTTGTATTTGCATTCAACTCATTTACTAATGTATTATAAGTTGTACAATTACTTCCTGCTAAGGATACGGCTTGCGCTGCACCATCAATAGTAATAGTGGTTGTATAAGTTTTACTTATATTTAACCCTGTAGGATCGGTTGTGTTAGTTGAAGAAGGATCTAAAGATACCCTCTGATAACCATTGGTTGGATCGGTGCCGTCTACAGCATTTTTTATTTTAGAATAACCGCTTAAACTAGAAAACAGTCTTCTGGAACCGATGTCCCTTAAGCCTATCTTCGCTTCACTCCCTGCGGAAGTGTTTGTAACTCGCAAATCGTTATTTCCATCGAGGCTTGCGGTAGCACCTCTTAACGCATTATTAAGTTCTGAAATTAAACTACCAAATGTTGGTACAGCTGAACCAGCAATACTAAAATTTTGCTTTGAGGTAATTTCATTAAGTTTAGCAACTAGTGCTTTTACTATCTTTGCTCTTGCTGACATAGACTACTCCACATTTCTGTACAGGTCTAATACTCGCTTTATATGAGCAGGGAAGTCAGAAGATTTTGAATGTTCTACTGACGCGTCTCCTAAAGCTTTTCTAGGATTCTGTTCTCTTTTCAAATAGTAAGTTATTAAATCGTAAGTCGCTAATTTTAAATCCTTAGGAATGTTAATTGAATCGTAACCTCCACGGTATTTGATTCTAACCCCTTTGAACATATCACTTGCAAGGAAAGTCTTTGAGCCTACAATGTCTGCTCTTACACTATCATCATCAATAAAGAAATCTGTATTCTCTACTAAGTCTGTATAAGTGACTCCACCATCCTCAGAAGTTGCCACTTCTATATTATAAGAAGTAGGTGTTCCAGATGGTAAAATAGGCCATTCCTCTACATATAGCTTATTAACTTTAGTTGTGTCAAAATACTCAGTCTTTGTTAAATTATACCAATCACTAAAAGAGCGATTGCAATAATTTCTAACTAGGTCACTAATGTGTCCTGTTAAAACCGATAATTTCGAATCACTGGTTCCGCTAGTAATGCCTTGATAGTCCTTATATTCATCAGAAGTTACAAGATCCGACATAGCGTGCCTCCAGTTAAATTGAAAAATTGGGGAAGTTTTACCTCCCCCAATCTAATAGCCTAAACTATATTAAGCTTTATAAGCTAACTGAGCAGCAGTAGTGCCTTGTAACTGAACGAAGCCGAAGCGAGCGCTAGAAACAATTGCAGTACGTTGGTTGTCGATATCACGGAAAGATTCAGTAACTAGTCCACGAAGGATGCCCTTCTTGAAGTACTGAGTATTAACCGCCATAGCACAAACCTTACCCGCAGCTTTTGCAGGGAACTTGTCAGATACGATAACAGGTGAACCGTTAACAGAACCAACAAAGCCTTTAATCATCATTAGATTAGCAGCAGTTACCTTATCAGAAGAAGTAAACTTCTCGTCTTCCATCAAGTCATAATAACCATCTGTAGATACGATATAAGTAACTTCGCCTGGGTTCTGACCATACAAGCCCATCTTACGACGTGTAGCCTGTAGATAATCAACAGTTACCTTAGCGCTAGCAACAACTTCAGTAGTACTAACCTTAGTAGCAGCACCTTCTGACATCTTAGTAAGACCAGTCATTGGGTCTTTAGGAGTAGCTGCCGGAGCACCTTGACCATTAAGAACCGCTGCATCTGTACTATGTGCGATACGCTGTGCGATATTGCCACGAATCATTGGAAGAATAGGCATAATTGCATCTTCTTCTTCTTCGTAGTTCATATACTCCTTAGATACTAACTTATGAGCAGTTAGTGAAGTAGTACCCATACGAATTGCATCTTGTCCTGCGCCAGTACCGGCCTGTGCAGTTCCTACAATCCATTCGCCCGCGGTTGCACCTGGGTTAGATGGAATATCCATATGAGCAGAACTCATGTTGATAGTACCGAATAGATCAGCAACTACTAACTTCTGTTGTGCAATATCAAAAATCTGAGTATTGTACTCAGTTTCCCAATTCTCGTTAGGAACATGTCCATGACGAGCAGCCTTTTCTACGATACTCTTAAACGTCTTAGTATCTGAAATCGGCATACGGAAGATTTTAGAGGCTAAAACCGCATCCATCTTCTGCTCTGTACTAAAGAGAGCTACTTCATCCGAAGTGGCGAACTGCATTTTAGACTCACGAAGAGCTATTAATTCGTCCTTGTTCTCTTTAAGGTCAGCGCGTAACCCTTCAATAACGTCTTTAACCGACGCATCATTATCTTCTAAACGTTTAGCAACTTCTGCTTCTAAACGTTCTACACCAGTTGAAATTACTTCAATCTGTGCAGCTTTCTTTTTATCAACTTCTACTTGGACCGCTTCTTCAGCAGCCTTAGCTTCAGCTTTAATAGTTGCCTTATCAGCAGCAACTTTATCAGCAGCCGCTTTCTCTAAAGCTTCCATTTT